GTCTGCCATTGTTTTCTCCTATAAATAAGCACCAGACATAGTCTGGTTATGGGCTGTCATATAATATTTAACAAATAGACAAAAAAGTACGTAGAAATAGGCTCAAAATGATCATTTCTTATAAAATGTCATAAAAATCCTTAAAATCTTGCATACCTATATGGTCTAAATTGCTTAAATTACTGAAAGCCTCTGGTATAAATTCGCCGTTTTCTGCTGTAACTCTATAAAATTGTATTTCAGGATGTGCTTGTATTGTAATAATTGTTTGTTTTAACCAGTTATTATGATAGGTTGCACGTTCATGTTCTTTCTTATAGTTTTGTGTGCCTGCATATAAATTGTTTACTAATGTGTTATTATTTAAGCCTACGTAATCAAATCCAAATATATAAACAATTTTATGTTCGTCCTTACATGCTTTCCATAAGGCAGTAGGTCCACTGCTCCAACCCTTAGATGGATTAAAGAAGTTAAACCCTACAAGTTTTTGGTATGATCTATTTTGATTTGTCCAAGTAGATACTCTGTGTTGTACATTATGCTTGTTTAATTCAAGCACCATTTTTGTGTCTACTGCAATAATATAATCAGGATCAAAATCTCTATAAATGGCATTACAACCATATATAGTCCCTTTTCCCCTAAGATTTTTTAATTCTAAAGATGCTCTACTTGTCCCGTTACCGAGTACAAATGCTACACTGTCCAATTATCATACTCCGCCGGCCTCAGCATTGGCTGCAATACCATACATCTGTTTAATAAACTCTAAATCTTTTTTAGATTCTTCAGTGTGTGTTTCAGATGCTTTGCGGATTCTATTGATTTGTTTTAGTGTTAGTTTAGTTTTACGAGTGTCGTCAAACGTTAGAGGACCATCATCATGAATAGGCTCATAAGTTTCATCTTCAACAGGTTTACCCTGATCGTCAAAATAATATAGTTCTCTAAGTATCATATTGTATTTATACCGTTTGTTCGTTATTAGCAGGCGCCGCGCCTACATCTGTATCTGTTGCACTTTCAGGTCCTGTTGCATCACCACCGTCTGTTGGTATTGTGTCGTCACCTGCAAGTATATCTTCGCCAGCACCAAGGTCTGAATCTATTCCTGCTGAACTAATTCCACCTGCCCTAATTTGACTTGCTGTATCATCTGTTATAGGTTCTAAGTTTTCTTCGTTCTCTTCACGCCATAGCTTTTCGTTTTCTGCAAGCTCTTCGTCTGTCATTCCTAAGAAACGTTTTAATGCAAATCTATTTGACATATAAGGAATTGCCGCCATCTGTGTATACGTTGGTACACGAGCATTATCAATTTCAGCTTGTCTATAACTTGCAAAGTTTTGTGGTGGTTGGAATTTTAAGTCGAACATATTTGTATCGACATTTACGCCTTTTTCTAATAGGTAGCGTTTAAATTCTGTATCAAACTCTTCAATGATTAAATTCTGCAAACGTTCACAATAGGTATTGAAGCGTAGCTCTTGGATATAAGCTGTGCCCACACGTCCGTCATTATATTGTGCTGCCGAATCATCTGCTCCAGTTGGTAAGTACGAACTTGGTATACGTAATCCGCGTACCAACTTATTAGTAAAGTATCTAAGGTCATCAATTTCTCCTAAGTTTGTACCACCTGGAAGCGTTTCAACCTTTGATCCTCTACCTTCTGCTGTTTGAGGAAAGAAGTAATCTTCGTTAATTGATAGCGGATTGTAAGAACTGTCTATAACATTTGTGCCACCGCCTGTCTTGGATGGGATGCGTCTTTGATGTATTTCCGTTTTAACACGCTCCACAAATTGCATAGCAAGGTGTGAAGGCATATTGCCCACATCAACGTAGAATACTCTGCGCTCTGGCGCTCTTTGTACACGATATATGATAATCGCATCTTCAAGCAATTCTTTTTGCTTGTATACTTTAAAAATTGTTTCTAATAAACTGTTACCAAACGGAAAATTGTTATCTAATCCTTCTGATAAACTTAAATGTACAACGTGTTTTGCATCAACAGTAACTTCAGAATCGTCTGTTTGGAATCTACTTCCACTCATACTTGACTGAGGTTGTCCTACCATACCTCTTGCGCCACCAGTTGGTTCGTACTGTGTACCGCCACCGCCTGTTAAGTTGCCACTTGTTTGATAAGGTGTTGTTGCAATTCCGTCTTTAAAATTAAAATTAATATTTTTAATTACGTACTGCTCTGGTATTTTACCTTCTGATTCGTTTACAATAATACGTGTTACGTTTGCAGGATCTACATGAAACCAACGTTTAGTTTCTGGATCACGCAAAAAGAATTGATCACCCATTTTAAATACGTTTCGTACAATTCTAAATATTTTAGTTTCAAAGTCTTGTAACTTTACCCACTGTTGTAAGTATTTTTGTATTGTTAACGTTTCACTATTTGTAGCTTGTTGTCTAAAATCAAATACAAATGGTGTATTATTTTGTTTGTTCTTTTGTGTGCAGAATTCGCCTAATATATCTAATGCGGCATTTACTTCACTATCCATATCCATAGTGTTGTATTGACCGTAACGTTCTATTCTGTTAGGTGTACCAACATATACATCAGGTAAGAAACTTGAATAGTTTGCCCGTGCAGGACCTGCTTGTCCTCCTCGGCCGCCACTAATAGGGCTTACATTACTTCTTTGGTAATTGTTAGTGTCTACAGGCGTAAAGTATTTTTTCCAAGTCATTCTATTCTCTCTTATGTAAAGGTAAGTCCATCTGCATTGGCCATCCCTTTAGTATACTTAGCTGTATTCTCATTATGGGTATTAATTTGTCCCAAGATAGTTTCTATCGATTGCATAGTACTATTTAATCGGTTTATACCTTCTGATGAGCCGGAACTGGCAGTACTGATACCTGATAATAATTCACCAGCATCTGCACGTTCTGTGAGTAAACTGTCATTATCTCGCTTCAGTTCTTTGTTTAAATCTTTTAATGATTCTGTTAATGTATCTAATGCTTCAGCATAATCAGTAACTTTGTCAATTTCTACGTCATTTAAACCTGAAAATGCTGTGCTAAACGCACTAACAACATTAGCATTATTTTGTACACCTTGCAAACTGCCTAAGTCTGCTGTACTAAATGCTTTGATATTTTCATAAGGCAGTTTTTTGCCACCACCAAATGCTGTTGCAAGAGCACCAAACAATCCGCCGGATCTTTCTCCGTCTATGTTTGCTGGTAAGTTACTCATTGCTGTACCAAATGCACTTACTGCTTCTGCATTACTTTTTACCTTTGCAGTATCTCCAAGATCTACATCAGCAAATTCTTTTATTCTATCATATGGTAACTTTTGCTCGCCTTTAAAGAATCCTGCAACTGCACCCATTAATCCGCCTGAGCGTTCACCGTCAAGGTTTGCAGGCAATGAACTCATAGCGTTGCCAAATGCCGCTACAGCGTCTGCGTTACCTTTAATTTTTTCTGTATCACCTAAGTCAACACTTGCAAATGCTTTTATTTTATCAAATGGTAATTCTTCTTTTTCTCCGCCAAAGAAACCACTTACTGCATCAAACACACTACCCACTGCGCCCATAATGCTTGCGCCAGCACTACCTGCTGAGTATTTTGCCATTGCGTTTGAATATGCTACTAATGCTTTAGCGTTATTTTCTACGCCTGCTAAGTCAATATTATATGTGCCAAATTTTGCAATTTTATCAAATGGTATTTCTGTGTCGCCTCCAAAGAAGCTCGTAATACCTGTTGCTATTCCACCAACTAATGTTCCTAAGCCAGCCGCGGCTGCTCCGCCTCCATATGCGGCCATTGCTGTCGAATATGCTACCAATGCTTTTGCGTTAGCTTCTACTTTTGTAGCATCTAAGTTAGCATCAGAGAATTTCTTCATCTTAGTCAACGGATCGTCTGCGCCAAACAGTCCTGCTAAGCCTTCAGTTATTCCGCCTACTAATTGTCCTAATCCTGATACTGCTGAACCTGCGCCAAATGCTACCATTGCTCCACTAATTGCTAACATGCCTTTGGCGGCTGCGACTAATGCTGGTCCGTCTACTTCTTCAAACTTCTCCATGCCTTCTGCAAACTTAGGAAGTGAAGCACCAATTATCCATGTTGCTCCTGCTATACCTGCACCAATTGCAGTAATAGAAGCGGCTAATATACCTGCACCTACAAGTATTGCTGGATTAGCAAATGCTTTTAAACCGGCAGCGGCGCCTTTCATTACGCCTGCGCCCATTTGGCCTACAAAGTTACCAACACTTGCTCCTGCTCTTGCTCCACCTGCTCCTGGACGTCCTTTTGGTGCGGCACCGCCGCCTCCGCCGCCGCCTCCGCCGCCTCCACCACCGCCAAGCATGCCACTAAACATTTTAGTTACACCACTTGAGGCTGCTGAAAGGAGTTTGGGTCCTGCAAATATTGCGGCTATAGCACCAAGCACTAATGGATCTGTAAACACTGACTTTAGTGCATCTCCAATAGCATCTCCAACTTTTGCAAATATATTTGGGAAGTTGATTTTTTCTAATAGATTTGATAACGCTGTGCCAAATCCAAATTCTTGAATATCAGCAAAAAATTCTTTTACATGTGTTACACCGTTTTGAAGAGACTTTGTTAAAGTTTTCATACCTTCTTTAAACTCAGGGCTTGCAACAAAGTCTGTAATCATACCTGTTAGATCGCCCATAGAATTTGTAAGCATTTCTAAAGGACCACCTTCGGCAGCAAATGCGGCCATTACGCCAGTACTTAATTGACGCATTGCATCGTGGAATTTTTTCATTCCTGCGTTAGTTTCTTTTTCCCTTGCTAATGCTTCTTTACGTTCTTTCTTTTCTTCCTCAGTTAGTTGACGTTTGTCTCTTAATGCGGCTCCAATTTGTAATGCATCGCCAAGAGCACCATCAAGTACTAAACCACCTGCACTACCAAAACTTGCGCCTGCGGCATCAAGTTCTTTACCAACTTGTGCAAGGAAATCATTCATTTCATCAGGATTCATGTCCTTAATCTGATGACCTTTTTCTCTAAAGGTATCACTCAATGATCCTAATTGTACACCAAGCTCATCTGGTATACCTAATGCTAAGTTTGTTAAAGTTTTCTGTAAGCCTTCAGGTGCTTGAGACATGTTTGCCATAAACTTCTCACGTACTCCGGCTTCCATTTGGTTAAGTGCTAACCTTGTTCTCTGATCGCCTTGTGCGGCTTTCATTTCCGCCGCAATTTGATCTGCACGTTTACCTGTTAGCGCGGCAACATTTTGTAATGTTTTTGCATACTCTGCGGCTTGCGCACCATCAATTGCTCTATTACGTCTGTCAACACCAATTTGTGTTTGACTAAATTCTGAATATTCAATAAGTGTTTGATTTAACTGCTGTGCAGAAAAACCAAGCATCATCAATTCTTGTCCTGGACCTTCTCTAAATTCCTTAGACATGCGAGCAAAGTTTTTTGCACCCGATGCAGTAGTACCGCCAAACAGTTTCATTGCACCTGCATTTTCCATTACAAGTTCTTGGAACTCACCTAATGGTACGCCAGCTTCTGCTGAAATCCTTCTTATATCGTTTAAGCCGTCACCAAACGTAGCACCAATTGTAGCCATGTTTCTAAACGCTTCAACATTTTGATCTAATAGTCCTACTAATGGTGCAAGATATCCACCTACTAAAGGTAGATGTTTTGCAAAGTCGCCAAGGTTTTCACTACCTTTAAGTACTTCGCCTGCAAGTCCTTTTATAGATCCTGCTACTGCTGATAGGCTTCCTAACAGCGCACCCTGCATGATCCTTGAAAGTTTTATTGTAGACTCAGTTGCTTGTTTAGTAGCTTCTGTGCCGTCTTTTTGTGCTTTTGTTTGATCTTTGGCCGCTGTTACACCTTGCTTTAATGCATCATTGTGCATTTTTTGTAGCTTGCCGGCACCACCAGAACCGCCTATACCTTGTTTAAGTACAGCGTCTAATAATTTTTGTAAGGTAACTTCGGAAGCAACACCGTCTGCTCCGCCTACATTACCAATTTCTACTTCTTCAGCCAAATCTAATCATCCAATTATATACGTACATAAATAAATGTGATACATATACTTATATAATGTATTTATACGGAGAAAAGAATGGCTGATTTAGAAAAGCTCGGTAAAGAACAAAATCCGCTACGTAAGTATTTTAGACAACCAAAAGTTTATTTAAACTTACCAAGTAGAGGGATTTTTTACCCACCAGGTGCAATTGACCTACCTGAAAATGGGGAAGTACCGATATATGCAATGACGGCAAAAGATGAGCTTACGATGAAAACACCAGATGCTCTTCTCAACGGTCAAGCAACTGTTGATTTAATCAAAAGTTGTGTACCTAACATCAAAGATCCTTGGATGATGCCAAGTGTTGATCTTGATGCAGTACTAATAGCAATTAGAATTGCTACTTATGGTGATACTATGGAACTCACCACAAGCACACCTGTTACAGGCGCTGAGAAAGATTTCAGTGTAGACCTAAACTCTTTGTTAGGAGATATAACAGGACACCAGTTTGAAACAGAAATTGATATTGAAGAATTTCATGTCAGACTACGTCCTTTAACATATAGAGAGTTTACTGACGTATCTTTAAAGACGTTCGAAGAACAGAGAGTGTTTGCATTAGTAAACGATGACAAAATGTCAGAACAAGAAAAGTTAGCAAAGTTTAATGAAAGTTTTAAAAAATTAACTGAAATTAATATTACAACTTTGTCTAAAAGTATTTCATCTATCCAAATCGGAGATGATGAAGTAACAAGTCAAAAACACATTGATGAGTTTATTGCTAATTGCGATAAGAACTTCTTTAAAGAAGTAACTGATCATTTGGAAAAACAGAAAGATAAGTTCAACATCAAACCTCTCAATATAACTGCTACCGAAGAAGAAAGAAAAGCAGGTGTACCTGAGACATATGAAGTACCGATTACATTTGATCAATCAAATTTTTTCGCATGAGGATCTTATCGTTCGGTCGCGATGAGATCCTGGAAGAGTCAAAAAGACTTGACGGAGATGTAAAACAAATTAAGTCTGAATTGCTAAGAATTTGTTGGCATATGCGTGGCGGTGTGACTTACGAAGAAGCAATGGCTCTTTGCTTCGAAGATAGACAGTTGATTAACGACATTGTTAAAGACAATATCGAAACAACTAAAAAATCTGGATTACCTTACTTTTAAACTGTAGCTGGTTTAGGCTTTGGCGTAACAGTGTTAGGCTTACTAATGCCTGACGCTGTTGGCGATGGTGCAGACTTAGTTACACCTTTAGCATTTAATTTAACATCACCTTTGACACCTGCTGTTTTAGCTTGTGCCGCTCCTGCGGTTCCTGCTTTAACACCTTTTGCTGTAATTTGATCTTTAATCAATTTACCAATTTTAGGATCTTTCTTAGCCGCGGCAACAATTGGATCAAGTTTAGGATTAGGTAATCCTAACTTCAGCGATGGAATAACACCAACTGGTCTACCTGTTTGTAAATCAGTCCATAGTGCGCCTTCCCATTTGTATTGTTTACCTGCTACTTCTCTTGTATCACCTGGTTTTATTGCTGGTGCTGTGTCACCTGCGCCTGCTGGTGCATCTGCCTTTGGTGCTGGTGCGCTTGCAGTTTTATTAAGTTCTGGGGCAACATCTTTAGATGCCATTCTACCTGTTTTCTTGTTTACCCATTGTGCGCCTAACCATTCGTAGTCATCGCCTTCTGGTCCTTTAACAATTTTACCTTTTTCAATTTTAGGTGCATCTGCGCCTGTTTGTGCTGGTGCTTCTGCATCTGCGCCTGCATCTGCTGTACCTGTATCAGCCGCTGGCTCTTCTGCTCCTGCTTCGCCTGCTTTAAGTTCAACTCCTGTTTCACTTGCAATGGCCGCAATTTGTTCGTCTGTAAGTCCTGCACTTGTTAGCACGTTGAAAATAGATGCTGTGTCTGTAGGCTCACCCATCTTTTTCCATTGTGAAACTAACTTTTGTTTTGTAATTTTGTTACCAAGTTCTTTGCCAACTGCTTTGGCAGCGCCACCTATTGCGGCCGCACCTGATTTAAGTCCTGATCCAATTTTATCAAGCACACCTTTTTCAATTAAAAACTTTTCAAATTCAAGTTCCATTGATTCAGTGTTTTTAGTTCCTGAACCGCCTTGTAGGTCAAGCTCGCCTTGTTCTGGTTTTATTTCTTCGCTACCAACTTTTAGTTTTTCGTTGCCACTTGCTTGTAAACTACCTTGGGCAGTTGCGGCAATAACATTATTTGCGGCAGTTAAGTTTTGTAAGAACGAATCATTTTGTGCGGCAATTGCTTGTCGTACACTATTTTCAAGATTCATATCTTTGATAAACTCAGCTTTGTCAAATGTTTTTGCAAATGTCCAAAGTTCTTCAAATGCGTTTATAGCACCTGGATCTGTTGTTTGTCCTGTAACTGCTGTAGCTTCTTTAATACCTTGTAATAGATCTTTAAACTTGTCTACTTGGTCTGCTGGTACAACCATACTTCCTAATTCGTTTTGGATAGTATTGCCGCCCCATGAAATTGTTTCTTTAAATCCTACATCAATTTGTTCTAAGCCAGGTGCCGCTTCAAACGGTACTGCTTCATAACGTAAGCCTTCTAACCAATCGCCAATGCCTTCTAATGCCCAACCTGCAATAGCACCATAAGCGGCTGTCTTAATTGACTTACCGATTGCACTTGAAAGGTCTTCGCCTTGTAGTAATTCTTTTGTTGAACGCAACAACAAACCTGCTGCCGCACCACCTGCTGGACCACCTGCAAAAGCCGCTACTGCTGTAAGAATACCTACTGCAACACTTGCTTTGCCCGGATTTGCTTTAGCCCAATCACTTACATCTTTAATACCTTGTACAATCTTACTGTCTGGATTGTTTTTGTCAATGTCTGCTTTAAGTTGTTTAAACTTAGCATCCATATCTTTGACAGGACCTGCTTCTTTAGCCGCTCTGCCAAGTTCATTAATTTTAGCATCAACTTTCTTTGCAATTTCAACTGGTACTTTAAGTGCCGCACCAGCCGCTGAACCAGCTTTGCCCAACATATTTTTGTTGTCGCCGGAAGCCATTGCTTGTGTTTCTGCACTTGTAAAGATAGCATCAATTTGGTCTGAAGTAAGTTGTGCTTCCATTACTGTTTTGTATTCTTCAAGTAATGGCCATAACTCTTTTTCCCAACGGCCCATATACAACTGTTGAGCTTCTGTTAGGTCTCTATAACCTTCTTTTAATATTCTATGTGTTTTGTTTTCGTAAAGAGTTACTTCATTTAGTTTCATTATATCAACCCTGCCAGTGCTTTTTTCTCTGTTGGTGTAAGAGCATCCAATTGTGATTGTAATTCTGGTGGTATGCTACTTGCTCCAGCATTGGCTGCCGCTGTAGGAGCCGCTGCCGGTGTGTTACCTTGTACACCACCTGATGCTGTTGCCGCATTGGCCGCACCTTGTGCGCCTGGAGCTCCTGCTCCGCCAGCACCACCTTGTCCTCCGGCACCAGCTTTCCCACCAGCACCTCCGGCTGCGCCAGCAGTGGCCGCATCGCCACCTGCGCCTAATTTCTTAGATGCTTGTACAGCTTTTAAAATAATATCGTCAATTTGTTTTTGTGGAACAACGCCTGCCGCAGGTACACCATCCGTCGGCATCTTTTTGCTTTTTAGAAATGCACTTAATTGTCCTGCATCTAATTTGTTCATATCGCCTCCAATAGAGCCAACATAACCTTTTAGTCCAGCTTTAAGTTCATTTGCTTCTTTTCCAGTATCGGCTGCCCCAGTTAAACCAGCGGCTACGCCTTTCATACCTACCGCGCCAGCGGCTTTTGCACCAAGTCGCCTAAGTCCTTGTTTGAACATGTTAGCGGGTGCTTCATTTAAATCATGATTTGGTGTAATGTCATCAATACGCATAATTGTTCCTTTAACTATTGTTATTTATATGTTTTTGAATATCTACTTCGTAGATATTTGTTTTCGCTAACGCTCAAACTATTTACTTCGTAATGAATTATGTATGATAGAAGTGATAAACAATAATTAAAGCAATATGACGTAAGTCATATTGTAATTACTTCATGTAGATTGTTTCAGTCAGACGGAACCTGTTTAGTGGTTCCATCTAATCTTGACTTCATGTGAGTTCGCCACAGCCGAGACTTGGAAGTAGGTATTAGTTTATACACAAAGTACAATGGGCTCTGACCTTTCCCAACCTACGTCGACATCTTACGCTACGCCGTATATTCTAAAAATATACGCTACACCGTAATACCTCTCGCTTCGTTCCTATTGCTAAAGAGTTTTTATGTACTGTGTTTGTGTTTTCGACTGCTAACATTCAATCTATACCAATCCTACGCCTTATTACCAGACGCGGCTCAGCATGTTACGTGTGCTCCTATACGGTAGCCTTTTCCACAGCGGTAAATTAATCTGGCCCGCTAACCTTATGTGTTAGATTGTTTTGCCTGAAGTGTATGTTCTAATAGAGCCTTACGAAGTTTGTCTGAACCGCCTACTCTTACATTAATGATTCCGTTGTAGTAATCATCTTTTTCAAGTACACGCCTGTCAAACTGTTCTCTTGCCTCAATGTAAGACATTTCGCCTCTACCTTTACATAGGTATAGTATTTCTCTTGTGAAGTGTTCTGGGCCTAAATCTGCAACGTCTGCGTTCAATTTATCTGAGCTACCCCAGTATTCTCGCCAGTCGCTTTCTTTTGTTCCACGCCTTTTATTTTTTTTGCCTTTTAACGGTGGTTTTGTTGTCTTGAACTTTGCTAATTTTTTGCCTATATACTTTTGCCCAGTTTTTAGATTAGTGATTAAGTAGACAAATCCTTCGTACTCGTCTGGAATACTATCAATTGTCATACCTTTATAAGTCCAATGCATGAACTTATATATTGCTAAATCACCTTATCCACTATCGGTTTTGGTTTTCCGAGTAGTGTTATGATGATCATGTATTTCATCCATGCGTTCTTTTGCAAAAAGCCTTATATCTCTTAAACATTTACGGACATAACGATGTGTACGAACACTATTACGTTGTTCAAACTTTTCGTTAGCACGGAAATATTCTAAGTAAGCCTCTGCTAATTTATCATGTGTGTCATTTTGATCAGTCATTATAAATTTCTATATCATTTTCGTAGCTTGTAAAGCCATTTTCCTTTATTACTTTTAAAACATGATTCACTCTACCAATTAGTTCATCTTTATGACTAATTAGATATATGTTTTTATTGCGCTCACGTCCCATCTTCTTTAGAACTCCAAGTGCATTTTCTACACCAGCAGTATCCATACCGCTGTCAATTAATTCATCAATAAACAATAAATTAATTTGTTGATATAAACTTTCCCAAACATCTCTGAATGCAAAGCTCATACCAAGTATAAGTCTGTTACGCTCACCTCTTGACAAATTGTCAAAGTCTAAGTCTTGTCCTAACTGTGTAATTTCAACAGCAAGATCGTTTTGGAATACAACTTGATGTGGCAATCCAAGTTTATCAAGATAGTAAGTTAGTCTGTTGTTAAGATATGCTAAGTTTTGATCAATAATCTTTTTACGTATAAAACTATCTTTATTTGTAAGTAATTTTAGTAAAAATTCTTGATGTTCTTTTAGCTCAGTATATTGATTAACAATAGTCCAATCAATTTCAACTAACGCTGTGTCTTGAATATCTTTAATCTGTTCCTCATACGGATCAGCTTCGCTTTGTTTGTTTGCAAGTGCAGTTTGTAAATTAGCAACATTGCTTCTATGATCGTATGCTTCTTTTGCAGTTTCGTAAAATGTAGTAGGCTTACCATTAATGTCACCAATTTCTGTAAGTGCTTCTGCAACGCCTGTTACTTTTTCTTGTATTTCCAATTGATACGAAACAGCATCATCTAATTCTTTAGCCTTACGTTCGGCAATTTCTACTTTTTTGTCTGCATGTAGTTCTTGTCCGCATGTGTAACACACAGCATCTTCTAATTCTGTGATGTCTTTTTTAACTTTTTCAACGCTCTTGTCTGCACGTACTAATGCAGGCTCTAATGTGCTTAATTCTTTTTTAAGAGCCAAAATAGCATTGTTGTGTTCGTTCCAGTTTGTTAGTTTTTCATGTGCATCAAGCTCGGAATCAATATCTAAATGTTCTAATTCGTCGATTCCTTTTTGTAATTTTTCAATGTCTTGTTTTTGTTTTGCTTTCCAAGCACGTTGTCGTCCTTCAAGTGTTTCAATACTACCTTGTATCTTTTTGTTACTTGCTTCGATTGCTTGTATTTTAAGTGTTTCTTCAGTAACAGCATCTTTTGTACTGCGTATTTGTTCTTTTAGCGATTCTGCTTTTTCAGATAGTATTGTAATACCAAGCAGTTGTTCTATAATAGCACGTTGATCATTTTGTCTAAGTGCAAGAAACGGTTCGGAGTATGTGTTAAGTGCAACAACATGCTTGAACATTTCATGACTCATACCTAAAATGTCTGTAATATCGCCTTGTGTTTTACGACTGTCACCTTGCGATTCGTCAACAAGCTCTTGTTCTTGATCATTTACGAAAAACTTCAACACATTAGGAGAGCGACCGCGCTCAATCCTATAATCTTGTCCATTCTTTTCAAAATGAAGTGTAACTAACATACCTTTGCTGTTAGTTTTGTTAATTAAGTTGTTTGCTCTAATATTTGTAAGTGCTTTACCATACAATGCGTACGAAAGTGCATTAATGATAGTAGTCTTACCAGTACCATTACGTGATCCGCTATCATCACCACCTTGATCTAAGTTCTCACCAAGCACCAAAGTAAGTTGTTCGCTATTAAAGTCAACAGCCTGCGTCTGATTACCAACGCTCATAAAGTTCTTTACAGTTAAGTCTTTAAGTTTTATCATTCTAATCCACTATAAATGTCTAACAACATTTTTTTATTAAAGTTTTCTGTATCAAGTTCACCAATTTCTTTAGCAACTATTGTGTCTACACTTTCAAACTGTGATATATCAAGGTCTGTGCTTATTTCTTCAATCTGTTTTAGCGGAATAAGTGTAATTTCTCTAACTCCGTGTTCTCTAATAAACGTTTCTTTGATAAAGTTTGCCTCTTCATATGATACAGGCAAGTCAAGTGTAACTCGCAAATACATATTAGGCTTCATTAGTGTAGATTCGGGATCAATCAACTGACTTAACTTAACAGTTCTATACTTAGGACAGTCCGGCCAATTAATGTATTGTGGTTCAGCATCATTTTCTCTATCTAAGATCATCATGCCACGATCGTCATCCCATGCATCTGCATAGTTGTGTGGAAATGCATTACCAATATAGTGTACGTTGCCTTGTGTTTGGCGTTTATGGAAGTGTCCACTAAACACGTATCGTTGATTAACAAACTGATCAGCAGTTAAATCACCATGATCAGGCATCTTAACCATTGCGTTCATATAGAAACTTGGAAGTTCAAAGTGTCCAAATATGTACTTGCTTTGAAGTTTCTTAATCTTCTTCCATTCGTCGCCTACTAACCAAGGCACTAACGTAACATCTTCGATAGTAGTCATTTCATCTACAAATGTAATACCTGGAATATACGTTGCAAACGCTGTCGAGTTGACGTCACGTTTGTCTTTGTAGTACAAATCATGGTTACCATCAAAGAAATAAAAGTTTTCGAATGCTTTACCTAATTTTTCCATACTTCGGATTGTAGCATCCATAGTTGTAAGGTTAAGACTGTTTCTGTTGTGATGCCAATCACCACAAAAGATACCAGTTTCACAACCGTTTGCTTGTGCTTGTTCGATAAACCAGTCTACAAAGTCTTCACAATCTTGGTTGTGAACTTTACTGTTACCCTTCAAGCCGAAATGTATGTCCGTAAATACCGCCGCTTTTTTAAACAAGTGAGATTCTCCAATTACATGCTATATTATAGCTTATTTTTGCACACATGTCAACCGGATTTTTTATCTTTATACACAGATTGGCTTGCTTCTTCGTTTCTTTTGACACTTGCTTCCCAATCTCCTTGTGCTTGACGAGTATAACTTGGATTTAAGTCATTCATTTCTAAAATATCGTCTCTAATGTTTTGATTACGCTTTTCAATGTTAATTACACGAACAAAACTGTTAGTTACAGCCGCAGTATAGTATGCAAATGGGTTTTGCGACTTAGATTCGTCAAACTGTAGTCCAATTTGTGCTAATTGCAGTATTGCTTGTCCTCGCATTTCGTCATTGTAGGTGTATCCACGCACATTTCCTCTTGTAGCATAGCGATCACACAGTTTCATCCACATCATAGCAAGGTTATTAGTTGCTTTACCGTGCGATTTACTAAATCCACCGTTTTCCATACCACCTTCCCAATGACTTTTGCCTACTAATTGTAGTTCTCCTTTGTCATCAAACTTGTAATGTACAAATGGTGGAAAATTTAACTTTGTTTTAGTGTCAGCTACTGTCTTAGGCGTCTTTTTACGTCCGGGCTCGTCCGGAATATGGTCAAATGTCATTACACGGAATATAAGTTCTTCCTTTGTGATGCTTTTGTAATCAACTTCACACTGTGCTTGCTTTACTTGTTCGCCTGCCATCTTGCGTCTTTCGTATGCTTCTGTTGATAGACGCTTTGCTTTGTTGCGTTTTGCTTCTGCAATAGTTCTAATGTTAATTTTTTCAACATCTAATAAAATTATATCAAATTGCGCATAGTCGTTGTCCACATAGCTACAAAAAGTATTCTTGCTTTTGTGTATCTCTTTAAGTATGTCTTTGTTGTTGAGATAATTTCTCTTTTTCATATAAGTATTCTCCAGGTTTATTATCTATTATAATATACATACTTAATTTTGTCAACTAAATACTAACAATAATAGGAAATTAAATATGTCATACTATAGCGGTTTCAATAACTTAGAAGGCAGTGTAAGAAATGCTAATGCCACAGCGGCGCAGACTACAAAAACTATTAATGCGTTTAATAGAAGTGTCAACCCCACTGAAACCTTAGCACCTACTATTGCTAATAGAACAAACAACAGTTCCTCTACATCTCGCAACATGAGAGCAACACAAGGAGCAGTTGACAACTACATAAATGGTGGTGTCAATGCCGCCGGAGCAGTAGGTAGTGGTGTGCGTATGTCTACCAATGCTGAACAAAACATTACAAGAGGTGCAGGTCCTGTAAAAAGAACCACAACACTTGCAGTAGTCAAGCAACAAGTAACTGATAAGAACACAGTTGACTGGCGTGTTAGAATAGAAATACCAGAAATTTTACGTACAGGTGAACTTTGTAGTATGTTTAATGATACAAACGGCAGTATGATATTTCCTTTTACTCCAACAATACTATTTGGACACAGTGCAAACTATTCTCAAATACATCCAACGCATACAAACTATGCTTTTAATGCTTATGAAAATAGCCAAGTTGACAATATTACTATAACAGGCGAATTTGTAAATGAAAACGAAGATGATGCAAAGTACTGGTTAGCGTGTTTACGTGTTTTAAGATCAGCAACTAAAATGTTTTATGGTGAATCACCGCAACATTTAGGTAATCCACCTGTGGTTTGTAAACTTTATGGTTATGGACCGAGTGTATTACCTGGGGTTCCTGTTTTAATTACTAATTTTACTACTGACTTACCAGCAGACGTTGACTATATTAGTTGTAATGCAGAAGGCGAAACAAATTATGTGCCTACACAGTCAATATTTACAGTTACGTGTGCGCCAAACTACGCAAGACGTACTGTTTCGTCATTTAGTTTAGAAAACTTCGTTAACAACAAAAGCGATCAAGGATTTATCTAATGGGAACTTCAAGAGATCAAGGACCATACGGAGAAACACCTATTAACAATAGTGGTTATCTCGATATTATGAGAGCAAGAACAGTTCCTGCGGCAGGAGACGATGTACTTTACAGTATTACACCGCCTTATGCTAATAGACCGGATTTACTTGCTTATGATTTATACGGCACAAAAAACTTTTGGTGGGTTTTTGCACAAAGAA